TCACCACCATGCACTGGACAAGGGCCAATCATTTTATCAGCACTGTGAAATAAATCTATATCAAGTGCCGCCATCAACTTCTCTATCTGGAGAATCGCTGACATCTTGATCTGAGTCTTCTTGGTCTGCGAACCCACCTTTTTCTTCTTTGTGTATTCTTTCAGCATCTCGTTTAGTACCTATCTCTTCTAGTCTGGCTAATTCACCTGTCATTCTCATGAATATACTCTTGCCATCCATTCCTGGACCATGACGCGCAACAACAGGTATCAATCTCCTATTTACTCTACTACCTATGTTTTCTTCCGCTATTTCCTCCTGACCTCTTGCCTTAAAGATAGAAAATGATGTACACAACCAGATCAACCTATCCGACCCAGAAATAACATCCTCAGATTCTCTAGTAATACCGTCCCTATTTAATTGAACAAATGCCAAGCATGGGACATCATGCTCGACACAGAAGTTATGCAATTGTGTAATTTGAAAACCTAATGCTTGGAACTCTGCAAGATTATTATTTATACTTTCCGAAGTCATTAGTTTAAGGTAGTCATAAATTATCAAGCAGTCATTCATTCTGCCTTCTTCATTATAACCAACATGCTTAAACAGCCATCTTCTAGCAATTCCTAGAATCTCATCAAATGATCTACCGGCAACACTTATATAGTGATACGGCATCTCTTTTACTTTTTCAGCAGCCTCTTCTATATTATCAACAAGTTGTTTTTCTTTATTGAATTTACTACTTGAGATGTCGTTTATTGCAATACCGGAAAGGTTTGCGAGCAGCCTATTCCAATGATCTTCTTGGGACATTTCTGTATCAAGGATCAACACCGGAGTGCCGCGATTCGCAATATTGACTGCAACATTGTCAGCCAGTGTGGACTTGCCGCACTTTGCTCTAGCACCAATCAAATCAACAGCACCACGCCTGAATCCACCACCAATCGCCTTATCATAGATCGGAAAGCCACTACTTATTCCGGGTTCGGTTTCCTCATTTGCTTTTAAATGGGAAATATACTCGTCTAGGTCTTTCCCGATTAGCTTGGTTGTGCTATTGTCTTCTCGGATATACTTCAGGCAGGCATTTTGTATCTGAGTTTCTGGAATTGAGACAATCTCCGTCACTGTCTCGTCGCCATCAACTTCTGATAACGATGTGTAAATTGATCTTAATTCATTCTGTAAATCTCTAGCTAATTGTAGCTTGCGAATCTTTTGAGCGTGTTGCCTGATGTTATCAACATGTACATCATAATGCATCAAGTGTTTGATATGATTTAGCGCATCCTTCTTTTCTATAAACTCAGACAGGTCAAGCTGTTGAGCCGCTGAAAGAATGGATGTCAAATCCACATTTTGTGAAGTCTCAAAAATTTTAGAAAGGCATTTATATACAACCTTATTTTCGTCAATTGTAAAAGTCTGTTCTTCTACCAGACCAGACACATCAAGAAAAGCATCATAACCGTATCTTATCATGCCAGACAATACGGCTTTTTCAGATGCCACATTGTTAATTGTTGGGACATTTTTGTCCGAGTTTGATGAAGTCACAGAAATAAGGTTCCCGTTTAAACTGTGGATTGATTTCTATATTTTTTTGACAGTCTTGACAGAAGACGCTTACATTCTTGTGCGGTTTTCTTTTTCTCTCGACGGGCTTAACATTGTCATTTATTAGTTCGTAGCCTTCTTCGACTTCTACGTCAAGGCCAGGATCGAAATTATTTACAAATTCTTTTTTTTCTGCCTGAAGCTTATGCTTGTCCATAGTAAAATCTGGTTCTAAAAGCTGGACATTCTCTGGCTCAGGCGTGTAAGTCTCTGTTGGTGCTGAGACTTTTTCTACAGTTTCTGGCTCATCTAGAAAGTTAATCTTTTCATCAGTTAATAAGAAATACCCTTCTTCAATAAGTGATCTATTATTGGTTTCAATACCCTTTTTTAATTTTTCAAGCCCTTGTAGTAATTTCATTTTGTTCTCGCTAAATTGTTTAAGGTATCCGCCATTTTTCTGAATGGTTCAATAACATCATCGTATAAGACGAGCACACTATGCACCTTTCTCATAAGTTCCCTTAATTTAAATACCGTTTCGTATTTTTCACAAATCATTTGTTCTTTTGCTTCGTATTTTGTATAGTCGGGAAAAGTCATGGAAGGTAGATAGTGATTAATTGCGTCTTTGTAGGCGGACTCTATTTGTTGGAATATTACCTTGTGTCTATTCTTGTCTGTAATTACACGACTAATGTGAGACTGTATTAGGTATGCGCTATGGTAAACATCTTCAGAAGACATTTCTGCCATAGTTGCCCTATCAATATTTAAAGAATCGCACACTGCTGGATCTAGTTTTACCAGTCCCAAGTTGCCACCAATCTCATACTGATTGATAAAACTTTCAATCTTCGCAATAAGTTCTTTTTCTTCTTCACTTATAACGAGTCTATGATCAAGTTTTTCCATTGTTCTTCTTTATTATAAGGTAGCACAATTATTGTAAAATCGTTTAACTCACACCATTCGATCTTCTTTTTATCTCTTTTACGAGATTTCATGAAGTCAGCTTTTGTTTTGTGAAAGTGTGAGCAATATTCATAGTGCTGCTTACCATGAACTTCCACAATAATATATTTATTGGGGATAAGAAAGTCTGCATACAGCAGACCAGTAGAAATAGTTTTAGAGCCGGGGAGAGTTACTTCTTCGTATATCCTCTGATACGGGAACAACTCAGAAAGTAACTCTCTAGCTCTAATATGATGGGAAGATTTATTATCTCGTCTAGAGTTGCCCCTGAACCTTTTAAAGGTCAGGGCATGTTCCCTCCCATCAAAGCCGGTAACTTTCATACAACAAATTCTTGCAATTCTGTTTCAAGGTTTTTCATAACTTCTACATTTTGTTTTAGAAAATCGTAGAGTTTAGGTACACCTTGGAACTTGTAATTTTTCTCTTGATAGTCTTTGTCGTACTTCTCCATGAACGGGAGAGAATACCAAGAGCCAGATTTATCAACAACATCAAAAGATTCTGCTAAATCAATAATCTCTTGCACGGCATCGAGACCTTCGTTGTATCTAAAGTAACTGGTGGCTTCAGTGCCACTAGCACCCAAAGAAGATGTCGCAATCTGCCAAAGGATGATTTGACCGATCTTTTGACCGTCTACCATCCAAGGATCACTCTTTTTAACAGTTATCGCAGTATCAGCTTGATACTGAATTTTGATACCACCATCAGCGATATGCTTTTTGCCATAACCACTGGTGTTAGTAATCAAGTGCCCAATTAAAACGACAATAGCTCTAGTTCTAGGAATAACCTGACCCATTCTCTTAGTAAAATCAGAGAGAATTTTAGGCAATCCGGGTCGTCGCTCACCGTCAACCATTTCATCCAAGTCTCTGGACGGGATTAGACTTGACATTGAATCAATGATAACTACTGCTTCTTCATACTCTTTTTCTTGAAGTAGTTTTTCTAGTAAACTAAGGAATTCTTCAGCACTTAGGATCTTGTCTTCAGGAGACCTGATCACCTTTATGGCATCTATGTCAAGACCATCAATACCATCTAAGTTATGGCTTTTAAGCCTTCCTTCAGCATCTAGATAGATTACTTTTCTGCCTTCTTTTTGGGCGTTTGCTGCTAAATGCAGCATGGAACTGGTCTTACCAGTCTTTGGAAGACCTGTCACAGTGACCCACGAACCCTCTTGGACACCACCATTAAGAGCAAAATCTAATGCTGGACTAATCTTTAACGTCTTTAAGTTCTTCTTTTCTTCGTACACTTCTCTACCTGTCACTACACACTTTCCCATATTCTTAAGTAACTTCTTAAATTCAGACTGCTTCTTATCTTTTTCTTTACTCATAAAAACTTCTTGCCTTTAATCTAATTCTGAGAATAAATTCTTTTTGCCTAATGGCTTTCTGGTTGTCCTAACACTCTCATCTGATTTTTCAATAATAGTGTTATCAATTTCCTTTTGATATTTCTCAATAATTGGTATGAGTTTCTTGTTACGAAATGAAAGAATATATTTAGCGTCTTTGGAATCAATAGCTTTCGATATTGCCAGCATAGAATATTTTTGGAGCAATTTATTCGCAGCTACGATTTGCCCTGTGTACTGTCCTTTGTACTTAGGGAGATTCCAAAACTTATCTGGTAGTTTACCTTCATTGTTAACAATAGCTCTTTTTTGAAATATTTTTTCACAAAGCCGATTGCCGTCAGTTATTTTTGGTTCTTCTTTTTCAGAAAAAGCATCAAACTGGCTATCGTATTTTTTTGACTGCATTGTTATAGTACTTACTTTTCAAACCTGCGCCACGGGATGCATCACCCTGTTGTGATGCTGCCTCGGTCATAACAACCACACCATAATCTTCTTTTTTAATCATAAAATCATCTGTTGTCGTTGGTTTCTCTTTTTCTTCTTCTTCTTTTTTCTGCTCCCTTTTCATCTTCTTTTGATATCGATCTATTACAGCCTCTGGTATACCAAGCTCTATCGCTAAACTTTTAGCATCTGAATCTGGATGATGGTCTATATAAAACTTTTCTAACTTGGTCATCCTATGTCTAGTTGCGGCTTTTTTCTTAGCCATATTGCTTTCTCCTAGCGATTGTCAAAAATCTTTGTTCTCTGGTTTTTAGATATTTCAAATAAGAGTGGAAAGATTCTTCAGTGACTTTCTTAAATGACATTTCTCTTATTTTTCTTCTTGAGCAGTCTTCACCCCAAGGATCAATAATTACATTCATTTTACAAAGGATGTAATAGCTGATCGTATTGATTTGGTCTGAGACTTTTTCTATCTTTTTAGCAAAGCAATGTTCATTATCTACGCATTCTTTACCTTTGTCATTATAAAAGATTTCATTATATTGGATCGGTCTAAAAAACTCATCCATTGTCAATATACCTTTGCTTTTGGGATTCGCTCATTTTTCCTATTTGCTTAATTTCTTCATTATATTTTTTTAATCCAGCATCCGTTTCTTCTTTTGTTTTCGCTCTCTTATCCTGCAACTCGTAATGTCCCATTTTTTTTGTATTTTGTTCGGCAAGCTGACCTAAGGTTGTCGCCTCGCCTCTGGTAAAGACATGGATACCGCCAGAAATCAATCTGTCAAGAGTCATTTTGGAACATTTTGGACATTTTTTCTTTGGTGGATCGTTTATACTTTGTTTGATATCTTGCCACAAAAATCCACAGTGATTACACCCGTAGTCATAAGTTGGCATCTACGGACCTCGGTATAAAATAGTCGTGCATATATAAAAACAACCATATTTGAAAAAGGAAAACACCTATAGCCACTCTATGTGCTCTTATTCTGCCTTCTCTTTTTGATAGTAAAAACCAGTTTTGTAAAAAACCTAAAACTAAAACGGTTCCGGCGACTTTTAATCCCATAAATAGTGATATGTCATCCGCGCCATATTTTATTAACATCCTACCGAATGGATTTTCTTCCATCTGTGGAAGCATTTCTCTCCATTTTATCGCATAGTATACATCAATTGCAGATATGAATCCAATTAAATACCACATGATATTAAAAGTCCAAACTATATAGGATGTTCCTCCCTTTTTACTAGTTCGCATTCTACAACCCTGACACTATCGAAGGATAGTCTTTTATCTTTGGGTAGTTTCTTGTTTTTATTCTTTATGTAGTTCTTAGCAGCAGTTTTTGCCGTTCCTAGTGTTTTATAACACCAAGTTCCTCTATAAGTTTTTATAGGATTACCTTGGTCGTCTCTGATAAGATAGATCTTGTTCATCTTCTAGTGCAACCAGAATAGAACTAATTATTGAATTACGCTGTATATCACTATGGTTAAATTCACAAATACCAACCCCCTTTATATCATTTAATTTATTTATACATATTTTCAAACCACTACCGTCTTTTAGGTCAGTTTGTTTGATATCACCATTTATAATTACTTTACTATTTTCTCCAATTCTGGTGATGAACATTTTTATCTGATCTAAAGTGCAATTTTGAGCCTCGTCTAAAATCATATACGAGTTGTGAAAACTGGCACCCCTCATCAATTCAAGAGGCTCAAAGTTTATTATATCCTCTTCGATCAGTCTGTTGAACCTTTTATTGCCCAAAAAGAATTTTAAATTCTCTTCCATTGGTTTGAGGTAGGGCTTTACTTTGTCATCAACCTCGCCGGGAACAGCACCTAAATTCTTTCCTGCACAAACCAGCGGTCTAGTCACAATAATCTGAGATGTTTTATCGTGATTTAGATGTTCTGCGGCGATTCCTGCCGCCACAAAACTTTTGCCAGTTCCACTAGGACCAAAACAGAATGTAATATCATTCTCTACAATTGAGAGAATATAAGCCTTTTGGTTCTTAGTTTTTGCTCTTAGTGATTTTACTTTGTCTCCTTCAAAAAAGTCCTCTTGACTTCTTTTTTCTTTTCGCATATTATTTACCTGATGAACCGAAACCTGATGAACCACGATCTGTATCGTCTAGTTCCTCGGTCTCAACCAGATCGAAGTGCGGCACTTTCTGGAAGAGAATCTGCGCAATCCTGTCGCCTTTGCTTATAAAGTAAATATTTTCTGCGGAGTGGTGTCCCGATAGAGAATTAGATAAACAAACCTTAACTTCACCTCTATAGCTGGAATCTACTACTCCTGCGTGACGGTGAATTCCTTTACTGCCTAGTCCAGACCGGTCCCAAATTAGTCCCGCATAACCATCTGGTATCGCAAAGGCAATTCCGGTACTAATCAGTTTTGTCTGTTCTGGATAAAGCGCAACATCTTCATCTGCGTATAGGTCATATCCAGCATCAGTTTTTCTAGATTTCGTTGGGACAATTGCTGTA